TGACAAGAAATTGCTTGCAATGACTAAAAAAGAAATAAAATCTTACCGCATGAAAAAGCCCCTTTGTAGTCAAGGGGCTTTATGGTTAAAGAGAAATAAATTTTGCTATTATTTTTTACAAAAATCCCTATTGTACTGATCTATATTATTAATAATGTGAATTACTTTTCCGTTTTTAATCAAAATGCCGTCAGTTTCATACCCAACATATGCGCCATATGAATTTTTACCATTTACAGTAACACATGACATATAACCAAATTTATGATCGCCAAAATCATTTACCCATGACTTTTCTGGCGTACTGATTTCTTTATATTTCAGACTGTCTGGATCTTTTGCAACTGTTTCATAATACTCTTTTACTATGCGTTCATAATTGGTCGGATATTGACCGTAGTCAGCATTTTTAATTTGTTCTTGTGTCAGTTGAGCACAACCGGCAAGAATTGCGCCTAGCCCTGCAATTAATAATAATTTTTTCATTAATATTCTCCACATAACGGTTATGGGGAATATTATATTTTGAAAAAATTAAAAAACATTGAACAAGATCACAAAATGGAAAATTCGCCTAAAATTAGGCGAACATTCCACCTGGTCGCATATTTTGTTGCATTATTGTTCCTGCCTCTTTTCGAGCAATGGCTTGCACTAATTCCACAGTAATTTCTAAGCCGCCACTGGTCTCTTTGGTTTCCACGTTGGCGTTTGTTGGCTCACCGTTGTTGATGATGTTTACCTTCACGCCCCGATTATTCGCATTCATTGGTGTGCTTGGTGCGTATCCACCCACTGAACCGCCGTTTGCGTAGCCCTGTGGTTTAGCCTTGCGTTGATAGTTGAGCTGATCCAGGTAATTCACACCCAAACGGCTTACTGCTTCTTTGGTAAAGACATATTCGCCTTTGTGAACAATGCCTGCTGGCGTATATTTCCCTCCTTGGCCAGTAAATCCCCCTTCATCAAATCCAACGAGTCCACCAGTATATTTTGAGTCAAACCCTATAAATTTGCCAAAAGATGTTCCTCCAAATGCTGCCTTGAGGGATGCAAAAATCATCATTTTTACAATCATTGATGTGATATCTTTAATCACTGATTGCGCAAAGCCTCGGAAATCTCCTTTACCTGTTAATATGAAATCAGTTACGGCATCCGACATTCCATTAAACGCATTTAACGTGATTTGAGATACGTTGCCCATTACATCTTCCGCTGTGTTTTGGAATTTTTGGAAACCATCTTTGAATCCTGCCACTGGATCGCTTTTTAGTACTGCGGTTTGTTTAGCTTGTTCTTCTTTTAAGCGTTTAATTTTATCAATCATCTGCTCAAGTAAGGCAATATTTTCTTGCGTCATGCCTTTGCGCAATTTTGCCGTCTCAAGCTCTAGTTGATGATTGAAACGTAACTGATCTACCGCTTCACTTGTTTGACCAATAAGCGTCAATTCAAATTGTCGAGCCTCAATCTGCTCTTTGTAATTGTCGCCTAAATCGCGGATTGCAACTTGCTGCTGCCCACTGTCAATTTCACTGGCAAGGCGTTTTAGATTAGCAAGCCCTTCTGCACCAAAGTGCGCATATTTTTCACCATTGGCAGCAATATCGTTTGTGAGTTTTTTTAACTCTTGATATTGGCTAATTCCACCATCTTGTAGATTGGCTTTTATGTCTGCTAGGCGTTGTTGGAGCTGGGTCACTTGATCAGTGTACTGTTTGACATAATCAACTTTATTCCCACTCCCCTTTGCCCCGCTAGATCTATTCTCTCTAGCTAACGCATTGGCTTGATATTCTTTTTCGATTGCATCAAGTTCAGGCTTACTATATTTGCCTTGCTCAGAAAGCCGTTTAATATATTTTTCTGTTTCTCCCGCTGCTCTTTCTTGTGGCGTTTTTGCATTAGCAATTTTTCGATCAAGGCGAAGATCGTCAATAACCTTTTGAGCATCTGCGCCAATACCTGCAGTTTCTTCTTTTACGCCAATTACACCGCTAAGTAACAATCTTGCTTTTTGTGCCGCCTGAGCTAATGCATCAGCCATCCCTAAGATTTTACCATTGGCGTCTGGTAATAAATCTTTAAAGTCTTCTGTTGAAAGTTTTAACTCAACAAATTTGTCTTTATTAAATTGTAATTCAGGATAGAGCTTTTCTACGCTCTCTTTCAAACGTTGAACTGACTCCTCTGCACCAATAGATTTTAAATCTCGCTCTGACTTCGCTAACTGCTGATTAGCTGAATCTATTTCGCCTTTCTTGATTTTTAAATCTTCAAGAAGTTGATTATAGCGTTTCAGTGCATATTGATTTTGCCAAAGGTTCCCCTCATCCATACTTTTAGTTTGAATCGATAATGCGCGCTCCATTCTTGATTTTTCTTCAATCAATGATTGGATTTGATTCTTCTGCTCTGCCATAGAGCGCTTCAATTTTGCGCTCATTGCTTCTAGCTGATTTGCGGTCAATTTTTGTAACGCATCACTTGTCACATCAAGACTTTTCGCATAATCAAGATTTTCCATCTTGGCTTGTTCTGCATTTTGTTTCCAGGTATAAAATGCCCCCGCCCCCAAAGTAAGCGCAGTGGTGACCAATCCAATAGGTCCACCTAATAGACTTAAAACACCACTTGATGCTCGCCCAGCCAAAGATAGTTTTTGTTTAGCAAGCGCTGCCCTTTCTGTTGCCTCTCTCTCTGCGTTCATTAATACTGTAAGTTGAGAGGCTTGGGCGGCCATTTGACCACGTAGCGCCATTCTTGTTTGTTCTGATTGAGCTAAACTTAATTGGGCGCGTAAAGACTGCATTTGTATTTGTGCTAGTCTTAATTCAGCCGTAGCTTGAACAGATGTAGCCTGTGCAACCTCTAAAGCAGCAAGAGCCTCTTGCCGTTTAGTTAATACAGACTTAATCCCTGCTACAGAGGCTTTACCTAATTGTCCTAGCAGAACCGAACCAATCACCACCGAAAGATAGTCAATATTTTTGGCTAAAAATGAGACAGATGCAGCCATCCCATCAAAGATACCACTGCGATTACCGACATCATCAACAAATTTAAGTGTTTGGTTTTTCAATTGAGTCATTGCCTGACCAAAAGTCAAAGGCATTTTTTCAAAATCTGCTGAAATTTTCTCAGTTGCGCCTGTAATAGCTTCAAATAACAATTGAGAGGTGATTTTACCTTCAGAAGCAAGTTGTTTCACTTCTGAACGGGTTTTCCCCATATACTGAGCAACAACATCTAAAATAATTGGTGCGGTTTCAGCAATAGTACGGAACTCGTCACCTTGTAACCGACCTGAACCTAATGCTTGTGAAAGCTGGAAAAGTGCACTCGCCTGCTCTTGTGCGCCCACTCCACCTACTGCCATCGCTTTATTTAACGTTTCAGTAAAAGTTAGAATCCGCTCTTGGCTATAACCATAATCTTTCAATGCTCGAGCAGAACGAGCGTAAATTGTGGTTGTCGCCTCTAAATCAGCACGAGTACGTTGTGAAATAGAGAAAAGCTGGCTTTGAACAGCTTTATATTCTTCAAATGAATTTGTGACAAATTTCACCTGGGCAGCAAGGGTTTTCATTTTGTCGGACATTTGAATAAATTGCCCAAGGCCTTGAATTCCCAATCCAGCTGTCATTAAGACTTTTAATTTACCCATTACGCCTAAAAGAGATTGCACTGAGCGCTCAGTAGATTTTGCGTTATCCGTCACCGAACGAATATCACGATTAACTTTATCAACCCCTATAGAACGTAACTCTATGCCTAATTGTGCGAAATCTGCCATAATTTACCTCTATGCAACAACTTCCTTAAAGGTTGCTGTTAGCGTGCTATATCCTGTTTTTTTGGTTTCATCCCATTCACCACAGGTAAACAATCCTTTTTTATCTCCGTAAGGTTGCCACGAAAAGGCTGTCACCCCACGACATTCATCAAGGAACATATCTATTGCCTTGATCTTTTCTTCTGAACCACTAAAGACTACATCATAGGTTCTTAGGTTATTATTAATGCCATCTGATTGTCGCTGTTCATAACCGTCACCAAATCGAATTGTATTTACATTCGGCTTTTTTTTCCGCTTCATATTCCAGTCGGCTTGCCAAGTAAATTCTTTCATATTCATTCCTTAGTAAAAGGCCCAAGCCGAACCTTGAGCTATTCAGCTTGAATATTCAACCACAATATATCAAGTCGTTTAATTACCTCAACCTCCCATCTTGCCAATGGAGTATTAGCCAATTGAGACCATGCCAATATTTCACTAAAAGTAATAGGATTAGCGGACATTCCGCACTGTCGGGATGAGGATACGGCATAAAAATACTCAAGCAAATAACCCACCGCAATATTGGGCGGAGGGTTATTTAGCTCTTCTGGCGTTATACCTAATTGTTGCTCAATAACTTGAAGATGCTCGCGTTGTGTCGCTTTGGAATTGTCTGGTCGTTTATCAAGACGAAATTCTGCCTGAGCAAACTCGTAGAGATGTTCGATCAGGCCTTCAAGAAATTTCCCAAGTCTTCTGACTGTTCAATAATTTGTTCAGCTAACCAAGGACACTGGGTAAGCAGCATTTTCACATTGGCGGGGGTAAACTCAAGAGGAGTTCCTTCCCATTCTAAATTCTCCCAGCTAGCTACGCGCACAATGGCGTTTTCAAGAGCTTCCGATTTCAATTCAGAGAGTTCTTTAAATTGTGGTTTGCGGGTGCGCTGGTTTTCAAATTCTTGCTTTTGTAATTTGCGTAAGACGTTAGATTGAAAACGCTGTACAACATCACTTTGCGAGGCATAGACATCAATCATTGCTCCAGTTCCTTCCCCAGTAATCGGGTGAGTGACTTCAAAGCGATAAGTATTTTCAGAGGCTTTAACAGTATTTAATTTAGAAAAGTCCATTGTGTTTTCCTTATAAATTGGATTGAAATAAAAAAAACCGAAAGT